GAGTGCGTAAACTACATACTCACATACTTGGTTGATGTATGTACGTCTATCATCTATAGAACTGTAGTTACGAGCAGTATTGAGTATATCTGCAAGATGCTCATCACGATCACTGAGAAACTCATAATAAGTCTCAGCTACACGAGGAGTGCCATCTTCATCTATAGTAAAGAAAGTGAAGTCGTTTTGAGTCTCCATGAATGATTCATAGAGTATTCTGTAGACGTCATATTCTTTCTTAGACTCAGCATGTTTCATCATATACACAAGATGCTCACGAAGTTTTACGTTTGTATAGTAGATCTCCTTAAGCTTCTCGAATGTTTGTATAGTCTGAATAGCTGTGGGGTCTTCATCGTTGGTATGATAAGCATTCATGAAGTCTGCTTCAGTGTTTCTGACGAACTCATATGGATGATAAGAGATGTCGACAATATGACCGAATCTTCTGGTATCTTCTATAGGGAAGATATTATCTGGATCATACTTACCAGCAACTACTGCATTATGTACAGTAGTAGGATGAGCCTTCTCATGAATACTCTGTACACTGTCCTCATTTATCTTGAAGTAAGCTTTCTTCTTAACGACTCCTCCATCAAGATAAGATACCTCATAGAAGCCTTCAAAGAAGTCATCTATCTTGTGATTCTTGAGGTCTTGGAAGATTCTACTTCCTGGATCGATAGTGGTGGGTTCGTAACGACCACAGAGGAATGCATTCTCTCTAATCTTTACTCCCTCTTCTATATACTCAAAGAACTGTTCAGGATTCTCAAGTACATCATCGAGATATACTTTCTCTCCAGTACCAGGCTGTACATAGTTAGCATAGGTATTGAAGAGGCCAATGATTCTATCATATACCTGACTCCAGTCTTGGGAGAAGTCAAAGCCGTTGATAGTCATATTAGCTTCCATAGAGCTAGCCACATTATCTGCTTCAACGCCATTATACAGATAGCTTAGAGCTATCATCAACGCTAGAAGGTCATTCAATCTTACCTGGTTGGGAGAGATGAATGTGTCTATGTTTACCATAAGAGCGTCAGTAGCCCTAAGAATCTCGCCGCTGTTCTTCATAGCGTCGAAAATCATATTCATGAAGTACATAGTCTGATAGAGATACTTGGTACTGTCTATAGCAGAGTCTACACAGATATACTTAGTCCTCTCACATGAAAAGTCTTGATTAAGAATCTCATTAGTCTTACGCTGATGGTAATTGTCCCTCTCAGTCTCAGACATGATTTCATCTCTAGAGAGGCCATCCCAGAAGGGATCTTCTCTAGTGATAGTATCATACGATCTACGAAGAGAAGCGTTCTCTATATACTTATCAGCATTCTGATCTTCTATAGGAACTCTCAAGAATGCTAAGTCGTAGTTCTCATAGTACTTCTCAAGACCTACCATATCTTCAGTTACAAGATGCGTACTTCCAGGATATATGAATGATGTACCTACATCCTCTTCTGTATAGTACTTAAAGTTGGCTCTGTCTTTCTTTTTTAACTTAAGAATCCAGTATGTGTAGATCTCTATATCATCTCTACCAAAGAGGTTCTTGATATCCATAATGTTTCTATTGGTACTCTTGTACTTCAGAATCTCATTGATGTTCTTGATGAGCTTGATCTGGTAGTTCATAGGGATCTCTTTATAGTACTCGATGCCATAAGACTCAAAGAGATAACGAATGGTACGTGAGTCAAAGATATCCTTATTGATGATATACTCTTGCACTTCAGCTATAAGATCTATCATCGTTTGAATGAGAAGGAAGATGATAAGAACGTCTTCATAGTGTTCACTACCGACAGCATAAGCATCACTATATATAGTGGTGATTGTGTATTCTCTGTTACGATCAAAGTAACGGAGGAACTTGTAGTAGATAGGGAACTCTGTATTGGTAGCTCCAAACTTAAGTGTAGGCTTAGGACAATACAGAAGCGAGAAGTCTGGTGCTGTACGAGCTGTATAAGGATCGATAGCTTTCTCTCTAAGATGATAGAGGTACTTAAAGTCAGGACCAGTATAGTCCTGCTTCATAATATCGAGTATATTTATACTACGTCTAGAACTTTCTCCAATCTCTGAGACATCTCTATAGATCTCCCAGGCTTGATTGTCTGCAGGGTCCAGATTAGGGTCTAACCAGTCAAGAATCTTCCTAGCTAACTCACCATCAGGTCCTTCGGCATTGTAATCCTTCTGGATCTCATGTATGTATTGATACTTGTTTACTGTATCAGGATCATACACTCCAGTATCAGGATCATAGTATCCAATGCCCACATTATTATAGACAGTAAGGTTTGCTTCTTTAGTTATGTAGCCTTCTTCCTTATATCTTTGGAGAGGTACATACTTAGTAGCATTCAGCTCTTGCATGAGAGCATCATATTCATCTGCAGAGATAACACCATGGTAGTCATGAGTAGCTATCCATTCTTTCACTTCTGCAGTTTCAGGGTATGGCTGTTGACCATTAAGCTGTCTATAGTAGTTATTCAACTCATCGTAAGCTTCTTCGAGATAGTCTGACTCTTTGATAAGACCAGCCTTGTAACGAATCAGCTCATCAGAGTTTCTACGAGACTCAAGTGTCTCATGTTTGAGAGCATCTCGTTCATTCTTGACTACGGAGTTGATAGCCATGTTCTTGGTATCTCTGACAACAAGGTCTATATAGGGGTTATCAGTAAACTTCATGTCGTACTGATACGAGTAATGTCCGCCCATAGCAGTGCACTCCTTTCTCTAGTTTGATTTTACTGAGATGTTGAGGGTAGCAGGAATGACGCAAATGGAGGGATGCACTAAGCATCCCTCACTTGTTTGTGTTTTATCTCATATACCTGTTTGACCATTGTGCTCCATAACGAAGTTTGTCACTCTGAAGTATACTCTCTTAGCTATGATATCGGTAATAGCCTCTTCATTGTAGAGGATACATAACTGTTCATAGAGAGCTTCTGAAAGTCTTTGCGATACGAGAGTACAGATATCCTTGTTAATCTGTATCTCTTCCTCTTCTTTAATGTAATAGTCGCTCTTATATGCAAGGTTGAGTATAGAAAACTCTTGAAAACACTGCTCCACTACAGTATCGAGCTTCTCATCGATCTTGTTATCGATGTCGATTGTGGTATCGTGTTTGTATTTCTCAAGAGCTATCTGATTGTCCTTAGTCGCTGCCCATGCTCTTAAAGCTTTCATTGCTATACTCCTGAGTGACAGGAGGTAAATCATACTAAAAACAATAAGGACTTTGAGCAGGAAGTGTAGAGATATAGCTGGCATAAGTCTTTTCACTCCAATTCTTTATTTCTTCAGCTACTTCGAGGATGCCGTCATCTACTGAGTCTCCCTCTTCGTAAGCTGTGCGTATATAATAAAGCACCTTAGTACAGATGTCTGGAGTTATGCCGTTATAGTATCTCTTGAAGAGCTCTGTCCACTTTCCAAACACCTGGTTGGGGTGAGTATAAAAGTTATCAGCGTTATGATAGAGCTGATGCACTGTCTTACTCATCATAACTATTGGTACCAGATTGTTTGCATGAGCGAATCTGAGCTCTGCTACTACATGAGGTACCGATACGTAACCATAGGTATTAAGAAAGTGTTCGGTGATCATAACTGTAATGTCGAAGATTGTAAGAATACAGTGGTTCATCTCCAACGTAGCCATGTTTGAATCAATATTGTGCAATACCTGACAGTGATCAAGGCCCATCTCCATCAAGTATGCTTTATAGTTCTTATAGAATTTAAGTCCTCTAAAGAGATTGATAGCATTATGTATGAATCTGTTATAGAGGTCAACGTCAACCATTGAGTCTTTAGTCTGCATCATAGGGAGTTCATATGGTGAACTAGGAGAACACAACGTAGGGTTGCCGTTATTAAGATAAGCTGTTACATCAGGGAATGGCTGTCCATTGCCCGCATATGTGAGGTCTAATGTCTCATTCATATCTATGCCTCCTTTAAAGCACGTATTATAAGATAGTTTGAGACAAAAAGAGGGAGGAGGCCGTTAAGCCTCCTCTAAGGGGGGTGAGAATTGGTTCTGTAGAGCCAAATCGAGCACCACTTGAAGATTGGATGTCGCTACGCCAAACGACAACCGAGGGCTCAATAGGCAATACATGACTGAACCGATAGCTAGATAATACATACATACATAGTGTTAAAATCCGTAGCGGAACGAATCCGTCAACATCCCGCTCACTATAGTGTTGTATCTATAGTAAAGTGCTATTCGGATTCTTTAACCCTAGTTTTCTTCTCGTCAATAATAGCGAGCAACTCTACTGGTGACACAGCAATATCGCTATTGAGAGGTCTGACGTAGATAGAATGAATCTTTCTGAAGTCTTGTAGTGCTCTGAACACGTCCTTATCGAACTCACAATGTAGTCCGATGTTATACCCCTTGATGAACATGAACAATCTCACTATTCCCCACAAATCATCCCTAAAGAATGACAGACTTACTTGCTTATCAATGATTGCCGTTTGAAGTTGAGGAATGGATTTGACTTTGAGATAGCGTTCAAGTATTGTGATGCAGATGTCGTATTGGTCTTCGTATGTGTTAAAACTGT